GTAAAGAACGGCTGATCAAAGCAAAGCCCAATGATACGAGCAAGCCTCAAGCCTTCCGTATCTATCGAATTGCCAAACCCCTGAACGGTATTGTTACGATATACGCACAGCACCTTTCCTATGACCTTACGAACATTGCAACTCCGGCTTGGGACTCATCTCCCATTACTCCACAACTCGCAATCGAACACGTCTTTGATGCCGCCCTCACTCCCCATAACTTCACCTTCCAAACCGACTACACCCAAGCAAAAGCCTTCACGGTGGACAGACCGAAAAGCCTACGCTCGGTGCTTGGCGGTTCGGCGGGTTCTCTTATAAGCCTGTGGGGTGGTGAGTTTGAATGGGATAACTACAAGGTCATCCACCACCAAGGGCGCGGAATCAGCACAGGAGTTGTCATCGAGTACGGCAAGAACCTCACAAAGCTCGAACAGGACACGGACATCACCTCCGTTTATACGGATCTTCTGCCGTATGCGGTTATCTCTGATATGGACGGTAATGAAACCGTGGTGACCCTTTCGGAGCAGATACTCCCCATCACGGAAACAGTCCTCACGCAGCGAAAAACGCTCATCAAGGATTTCACCGACAGCTTTGGGATGGACGATGTTATAACCGAGGAAGCGCTCCGAGCCAAGGCAGAAAAGTATATCGAAAACAACCCGCTCGGCACGGAATCACCGTCACTTACGATTTCCTTTGAACCGCTGTGGAAGCAACCTGAATACGCAGCGGTACTTGAGCGGGTTTCCCTTTGCGACCGTTTAACCATTAAGCATACAGCTTTGGGGGTTCAAGCCACCGCCAAGGTAATCAAGACCGTTTACGATTCACTCGCTGAAAAATACGTCTCCATTACCCTGGGTTCGGTTCGCAGCACTCTTGTAGATGCTGTTACGGACACACAAAGCACCATCCAAAATACCGCAAGTAAGGTTGATCGCCTTCCGTCTCTTATGGCTTCTGCCATTCAGAATGCAACGAGTCTCATCACCGGGCAAAACGGCGGTTACGTTGTTTTACACACCGAGAGCGAGAACGGTCAGCCTTATGAGCTTTTGATTCTTGATGCACCCAACATTGCTGATGCCGTGAATGTATGGCGTTGGAATGTTGGCGGTCTTGGTTTTTCAAGCCACGGGTACAACGGTCCCTACGAAACGGCGATCACCGCAGACGGACAGATCGTCGCAAACTTTATCACCTCCGGCACTTTGGTGGCAAATATCATCAAAGCCGGGGTTCTCTCATCGCAAGACGGCAGTTCCTTTTGGAATTTGGAAACGGGAGAGGTTGTTCTTAAAGCCTATGCCACAACCGAAACTGTGGAGGAAACCAACAGCCGAATTGATGAGATAAACGAACAGAAGATGTACCGACTTGTGATATCCTCTTCCAACGGTAACATCTTCAAAAACGGCAATATCCAAACAACGCTAACAGCGACCGTCTTTTCTTGGGACGAGAATATCACCGACACCCTTGATCCGAACCAATTTTTATGGACGAGAGTTTCGGATGATGCCGAAGCCGACGCTGAATGGAATGCCGCACACTACGGAGGAACGAAATCCATAGAAATCACCTCCGATGACGTCGATGTCAGGGCTACGTTCTTCTGCGACCTCATCGACACCACTACAAGACAAAGTCTTCTGGGCTAAATTTTATGTAAAGGAGTTTTTATTATGAGCAAAGCACAGGGTCAGTTTACAATTATTGACTATAATGATGCCCTAACCCTTACGGGTTATATCGGCTCAAACCACGCAAAAACGCAGATGTATAACCCTGACAACGGAAGCTACAACCCTGACTGGTCAAGCACGAACCTCGTTCTCACACCGAGCCTTTATGTGATCGGTACGACCACGGATCAGATCACCTCTTCTTCTGTTACTTCGGTTAAGTGGTACATCGGCTCGTCCACCACGGCAATCACCTCCTCCGGCAGTTATGCTTTAAGCGGTACGAAGAGCCACATTCTCACCGTCAAGGGCAATGTTATGGCAGGGCTTACGGGTATCGACTATCGCTGCGTTATCACCTACAAGGATGCTTCTACCGGGCTTTCCATTACGCATCCGCTTACCATTTCCTTCTCCCGCGTTGTAAACGGTGGTGGTATTGTTGACCTTCTCGTCACTACCCCTAACGGTAACGTCTTTAAGAACACCGAAGTTGCCACTCTTACAGCAAAGGCAGAGCTTTGGAGAGGCTCTTCAGTAGATACCACAAACGTCACCTACAAGTGGGCGATTATGGATTCCACGGTTACTTCTTCGTCTTCCACAGGCTATGATGCTTCCTTTGGAGTGGGTTGGAAAAAGCTCTCCGACACCACGGGAATGTATACGGGAACGACAACCGCAACGGTAACGATTTATGCGGCAGCGGTTGACAGCTATGCTGTATTTAAGTGTATCGCCGTTGACTCAGACTCTGCATCAAACACTTACAACAGCAAGTTCACGGATGTTGCAACCTTCATTGACAACAGCGACCCCATCCAGGTTGTTATCACCTCCACGGGCGGTGATGTCTTTAAGAATGGTCAGGGTTCGACCACGCTCACCGCTGTTGTTTACCAGGCGGGTGCTGAAATCGATGCAGATGGCAAAGGCACATACACCTGGACCAAGTACAACAAGGACGGCGCAATTGACACCTCTTGGGGTACAAGTGGTACGAAAACGGGTAAAACCCTCGCTGTTTCGACATCCGATGTAACAACCAAAGCAACCTTTATGGTGGTTGTAACCATCTAAACCGAAAGGAGGGCTAACGATGCAGGCACAAGCCCAATTTACCATTCATTCGCTCAATGATGTCATTGCTTCTACTACTGCGCCGTCAAGCCCTTACAAAGGTCAGTTGTGGGTGAATACAAGCTATTCACCCCCTCGGACTTTCGTTTATAACGGCTCGGCTTGGAAAGAACAAAATGGCACGGACACCCTTCGCTCAAACATCAGCACCCTCACCACCAAATCCAATACGATGCAAAGCAACCTCGACGGTCTTACGAGTACCGTTTCTTTGGTTACGACTCGTGTTGAAACGGTGGAAAATGACCTTGAGGTTGTGGAAGAAAACATCCTCTATGTTGAGTCGAGTGTGTCCGAGCTTAAGCAAACAGCATCGAGCATTGAGCTTCGGGTGACGGCAAACGAAGAAGATATCTCGGATTTGACGGTTACCGCAGATGGGCTGACATCACGTGTCAAAACGGCTGAAGGAAATATCACCACACTAAAAACCGATGTGAGTGGTATCAAGACCCGTGTGTCTACTGCCGAGGGTGACATCTCTTCTCTCGAACAAACAGCCACAAGCCTTACAACTCGTATCAGCACTTCCGAAGGTAAAATCACAACGCTGACAACCGATGTTAGCGGATTGAAGACGAGAGTTGGCAATGCCGAAGGCGATATCTCCACTATTGAGCAAGACCTTGACGGTATCACCGCAAGGGTTGAAACCAATGAAGGCGATATTTCCTCTTTGGAAACGAGTGTCAGCGGTATCACTACCCGCGTGTCCAATTCTGAAAAGAATATCACATCCTTGCAGCAGACCGCTTCAAGTATTACTACTCGTGTTACGAATGCCGAAAATGACTTATCTTCGCTCACGCAAACAGTAGATGATATTTCTATCGAGGTTTCAGATAACCGCGGTAACATCTCATCCCTGACAACCAAGTATAATTCCATCAACTCAAAGGTATCCACGCTCTCCGGCAAGGTTACCACCATCGAACAAACCGTGGATGAAATTTCCCTTGAAGTTGCTGACAACAGAGATAATATCAGTTCGATCACGCAGACGGTAGATGAGATTTCCGTTGATGTTGAAGACAACAAAGGTAATATTAGCACCTTGACAACGAGGTACAACTCCATAAGCTCGACTGTTTCATCACTCTCCGGCAAGGTTACCACGGTCGAACAAACGGTGAGTGGGTTAAGCACCAAGGTCACAAATGCCGAGGGCGATATATCTGCTTTAGAACAAGACGTTGACAGCATCAGTACCCGTATAGGAACTGCGGAGGGCGATATTTCATCCCTTGAGCAAACAACTTCAAGCCTTTCTTCTCGCATTTCAACGGCTGAAGGCAATATCTCAACATTGACCCAAACAACCACGACAATTGCTGCCAACGTAGAAAACAAAGCAGATAAAGAAGGCGGCACGACCTCATCGTTTGGATGGAAGTTGACCACATCTGGCTTTTATCTGTATTCCAACGGCTCGACAGTCATGTCGGTTACAAGTTCCGGGCTTACCGTTTCAGGAGCTATTACGGCTACAAGCGGTTCTCTTTCCAATTTGACAATTACGGGAAGATTGACATTCGGTGGCAACAACAGCTACTACATCGATCCGAACTACAACGATGGGACTTATTACATTTCGCTTCCCGGTTTCAGAGTGGATGATGCCTCGGGTGCTGTATTTAGCGGTAAGTTGTCTGCTCCAAGCGGAACGATCGGCGGCTTTACGATCACTTCAACGGCGATCTATAAAACCAAAACTGCTTACAGCAATACGACGGCTGGCGTTTATATTGGAACAGACGGCATTGGACTCGGTGCAGGTACTTTCTATGTTACCTCTGCCGGTGCCCTCACAGCTAAAAGCGGTACAATCGGTGGTTTCACTATCGGCACAAGCTCGATCTATAAAACCAAAACCGCATACAGCAATACAACCGCAGGTGTTTACCTTGGAACGGACGGCATCGGTCTTGGTGCGGGTACTTTCTATGTTACTTCCGCAGGTGCGCTCACAGCCAAATCGGCTACCATCACCGGGACGATCAATGCAACGGGCGGTACTTTTACCGATGTAACCATTACAGGTAGTATCTATTTCAATGAAGACCAAGAGTATTATTTGAATCCGAACTACAACAATGGCTCGTGGTATATTTATCTTCCCAATTTCCGTGTGGATGACACTTCTGCATATTTCTCTGGAACTTTGCAAGCCCCAAGCGGTACGATAGGCGGTTTTACCATTTCGACCAATAAGATTTACAAGACCAAAACATCGTACAGCAGCTCCACTTCGGGAGTATATATCGGCACGGACGGTATAGGCTTGGGTGCGGGTACTTTCTATGTTACCTCTGCCGGAGCTTTGACTGCCTCTAACGTTAACATCACGGGCGGTTCGATAAAGCTTGGTTCTGCAAATGGTAATCTTTATACAAAGGTTGATTCTTCAGGAATCCAATGCGGTGGTCTTTCGTGGGCGCGGTTTACTCTTGCGTATAGTAGTTTGCATCTCTATGCTAACCAATGGGGCGATGATTCGTGTATCAACGACATTTGCGTAGGTTGGTTCGGTGGTTACGATACGGGCATCAGCTTATACGGCATCAACGCAACATGTGCCGATGAAGATTTCTATGTATATGCGACCCGCTCAACCGATTACTACACAACTGTCGGGTTTTATATGCGGGCGCGGAGTGGCGTTACATGTAAAGGTCAGTTTATGGGAACTTGGCAAACGTATTCTGCAATATCCGTCACCTCTGATGAAAACGTCAAAAACTCCATCGAGCCGTTGGAAGACAAATACTCTATTATGTTTGACAACCTTGTTCCCAAGCGATTCAAATATAATAATGGCAATTCAGGTCGTTACCATACGGGCTTTATTGCTCAACAGGTGAATGACAGCTTGATCGCCGCCAATCTATCGGCATCAGAATTTGCCGGACTCTGTATATCCAAAACCGATGAAGGTGAGGAGTGGAGTTTGAGATATGAGGAATTCATCGCTCTTAACACCTGGGAAATCCAAAAGCTCAAAGCGGAAATCAAAGCACTAAAAGCACAGATCGGAGGTTCTCTATGAAAAACAAGGACTACTCGCACATCCTGGCTCTGCCCCCAGATGAGATACGCAAACGGCAGAAATCAAAAGGATGGGCGTTGTCTTTCGTTGGCTTAATTGTCTACGGAATACTTCGCCTTTTCCGTTTCAAGCCCAAAGACTACTACGGAATTTGCCCCTATTTTGAAATCGGTAAAGATTGGGGCGGACTTGAGCTTGGATGGTTCTTCATTTGCTGCCGAAACGCAAGTGAACACACCAAAATGCATGAGGTCGGACACGGCATTCAAAACGCAGCCTTCGGTGGACTTCGGATGCTGTGTTTGAGCATTGGCTCTGCTTTACGTTATTGGAAACGTGAGCTTTTCGGAGCAACGACCTCGTATGATTCTTGGTGGTTTGAAGGTCAAGCCACCGAACTCGGCACGAAATATGTAAATCTTATAAAGGAGAAACGCAAAAATGAAACTTAAAACCATCATTGACACCAAGCCCGCTCTTGAAAGACTTACGGGTAAGCGATTCAAGGATTACAAAAAGCTCCGCGAAATCGTAAAGCTCCGTAAGCTCGTCGAAACCGAGTTTGACTTTTACGTCGAACAGGAGAAAAAGGCTGTAGACACCTATGCCGAAAAGAAGAAGGACGGCACTCCCGTTTTTCTTGAAGACGGTAGAATCAAACTCAAAGATGTAAAAGCGAAAGCTGCGTTTGAGGATGAAATCGCCCGCCTTCAGGAAACTGAAGTTGAGGAACTCAAGCCTATCACACTTTCGGAGACGGATTTCCTTTCCCCGGAAGATCTGCCCACTCCGAGCGATATGCTGATTCTCGAAAGCATCATCACCTTTGAGGATTAAGGGGGTAACCAATGGAAATCATCACCGCAGTTGCCGGGGTGATCACCGCACTCGGTGTGATCTTCGGTGTTATTTTTGCCATTTACAAATGGTATCTCAAACAAGAGAAACAAGACAAGGACATCAAGGCGATTAAGGAGGAACAGACAATCCTTACGCAAGGTGTCCTTGCCTGCCTTAAGGGCTTGAAGGAACAAGGCTGTGACGGTCCCGTTACCCTTGCCATCAAGCAGATCGAAAATTATCTCAATAAACAAGCTCATAAATAACAGGAGGTATTCACTATGACAAACTTTGTAGATTTTGCAACCATCCCCGCCATCGCCGCCATCGTTTATACGATTATCGACATCGTAAAAACCGCAATGGGCGGTGATGAGAAATTCAAGAGGTTCATCCCTCTCATCGCTTGCGGACTCGGTGCTGTGATCGGCACAATCTGCTTCTTCTGCGTTCCCGGTGTGCTTGAGACCACGAACATCCTCGTGGCTATCGTCATCGGCGCAGCAAGCGGTCTTTCCGCAACAGGCACTAACCAGGCAGTAAAACAGCTTACTACCAAGACTACGAACACACCGAAAGAAGGCGAGTAATATGAATCTGCATACGCTGATACTCACCGAAAACGCTTGTTACAAAGCTAATCGGAAGATAACCGTTAAAGGCATTATGGTGCATTCCACCGGGGCAAATAACCCCTGGCTGAAACGTTACGTCGGTCCCGATGACGGTCTACTCGGCAAAAACAGATACAACAACCATTGGAACACCTACCACCCCGGCGGTCGAGAGGTCTGCGTTCACGGCTTCATCGGCAAGCTCGATGATGGCACGATTGCAACTTATCAAACCTTGCCTTGGGATCACCGTGGTTGGCACGCAGGCGGTTCGGCAAACAATACCCACATCGGCTTTGAGATTTGCGAGGACGGACTTACCGATCCCGCTTATTTCAAAGCCGTTTATACGGAAGCGGTTGAGCTTTGTGCTTATCTTTGTAAACAGTACGGACTCACCGAAAAGGACATCATCTGCCATAGCGAGGGCTACAAGAAAGGCATCGCCTCCAATCACGGTGACGTGATGCATTGGTTTCCTCGGCACGGCAAGAGTATGGATACCTTCCGAGCCGACGTCAAAGCTCTTCTCTCCACCGAGGAGAAAGAGGACGAGGCAACGACCGAAGTGTATCCCGCAAAGCTCACCGAAGGTTACTACCGTGTCCGTAAAGCGTGGTCGGACAAGAAGAGTCAGCTTGGGGCTTACCGCATCCTTGCCAACGCAAAGGCAAAAGCAGATAAGAACCCCGGCTACTTTGTTTTTGCCCCTGACGGCACAGACATCTATCCCACAGAGGAATACCGCATCCACACCGTGGTTCGCGGCGACTCTCTTTGGGCTATTGCCAAGAAGTATCTCGGCAGCGGTTCTCGCTATCCCGAAATCAAGGCTCTGAACGGTCTTACTTCCAACACCATCTACAGCGGATGGAAACTCAAAATACCTAACTGACACTATGCCCATCAAGGATTTCCCCCTTGATGGGCATTTTTTTATTGAAAAAATCAGAAAAATGTGATAAAATATCTATAAACCTCTTGACAAACGACCTCTTTTAGTGTATCCTATTACGATTTATTGGTCTACAGTAAATGGGCGGCTTGGGATGGAAAGGAATATTTGTATGTTTGCTTATGTTGAAGACAAGGCGTTCTTGAAACGCGCCCAAAATTGCTGCAGCGACCTTATGCACGAATTAGAAGACGAACTCCGTGAAGACGGCATCAATTCACAGTTCTTCTTGGTCGGCAGCGGTGCCAGAAATATGGTCACGCAAAACGGTGATGAAGCCATAGACTTTGACTATAACCTCAACATCATCAGTTGCGAGGATTTCCACGATTGTAAATCCATCAAGCACGATGTCATCGTTGCATTCAACCGTGTAATGCGTAGAAACGGACTCGCTGATGTGGATGACTCCACTTCGTCCATTACAACAAAAAAGATACATTTTCGTGATGATCCCGACATTGAGTTTTCTATGGATGTTTGCATCGTAACATTAGAGAACGACGGCAACTGGCTGCGCCTCATCCACGAAAAAGGTATGAACTCGTATTACGACCGTTATTACTGGAATATTGCTCCCCACTCCAAAAAGTATCTCGATAAGGCACGAGCAATAAAGTCCGTCCCCGGTTGGTGGAACAAGGTTCGTGAGCAGTATCTGAAAATCAAAAACAGATACCTTACGCAAAACGATCACGACCACCCTTCGTTTATCTGTTATGTCGAGGCGATCCACAATGTGTACCATCAAATGAAAAACAAGAAAATCATATAATCACAGACAGCCCATCGAGGTTTCCCCCCTCGGTGGGCATATTTTTTTTGCATTTTTTCGTAAAAAGCGGACCAAACGCACTTTTATTTTCCAGCTGGGGGGTGAAGAACAAGAAAAGCGAGGTCAAAAAATGCAAAAAGAAAACGAAATCATCGCCCTTCAAAAGCAAGGGTACGGATACCGAAAAATCGCTGCTAAGTTGGATTTACCACTAAACAAGGTCAAGTATTATTGCGAAAAGCACCCATATGACCCCAATCAAAAGAACTGCCCCACCTGTGGTGCCGTCATCAAAAACACACCGCACAAGCGTGCAAAACGTTTCTGCTCCGACAAATGCCGTATGACCTGGTGGAACTCTCACCCGGAGCTTGTGCAGCGTAAAGCCATCTACCATCTCACGTGCGCCCATTGCGGAAAGTCCTTTGATGCATACGGCAAAGCAAATAAAAAATACTGCTCCCGTGCCTGTTATGCCGATGCTCGTCGTAAAGGAGGTAATGACAATGGATGATGCTCTCTTCCGTCAAGTTCTCCTCTACAGAAGCACAATGGCTGCGGTCAAAATTATGCTCGATCAAGGGCTGATTTCGCCCGAAGAATACGCCATAATTGACACAATAATTGCCGAAAAATATGGGCTAAATTCGTCTACTATATATCGCTGAAAACCCTTGACTTATCGGGCTTTTAGAGCGAATATATGGTAACGAATTAAGGAGGTAGATATGAATAGAACTGTACAAAGGGTGGTCTTCAAAAATCCACCGAAACCCCAGGCGACACGGGTTGCAGCCTACGGGCGAGTGTCAAGCGGAAAGGATGCAATGCTTCACTCCCTGTCGGCACAAGTCAGCTATTATTCAGGGCTGATTCAAAGCCACGAGGGTTGGCTTTACGTCGGCGTTTACACTGATGAAGCCATCACAGGCACAAAGGAACAGCGAGACGGCTTTCAAAGGCTTATGGAAGATTGCCGAGCCGGAAAGATTGACCTGGTTATCACGAAGAGCATTTCAAGATTTGCGAGAAACACGGTCACGTTGCTTGAAGCTGTCCGTGAACTCAAGCTCCTCGGCATCGGCATTCTCTTCGAGGAACAGAACATCAACACGCTTACATCGGACGGCGAGTTTATGATTACGATCCTCGCATCCTATGCCCAAGAGGAGAGCCTTTCGGCAAGCGAGAACCAAAAATGGCGTATCAAGAAAAACTTTGAAGAAGGTATGCCTTGGAACGGCAGAATGCTTGGATACCGTTACGACCACGGCATTTACAAGGTCGTCCCCACAGAGGCGGTCATCGTCAAGCGGATTTTCGCTGAATATCTTTCAGGCAAAGGCTGCGTTGCCATCGTAAACCTTCTCAACAACGAGGGTATCCCTTCACCGCTTGGTGGCAAATGGGGCAAAACAGCCATTATGAAAATCCTACGCAACTACGCCTACACGGGCAACCTTCTCCTTCAGCGGTTTTACCGAAATAACCACCTTGAAAAAATCACGCTACCGAACCACGGAGAGCGACCGATGTACCACGTGGAAAAGAGCCACGAAGCCATCATCACGATTGAGGAATACACCGAGGTTCAACGCTTGATTGCCTTGCGAGGTGAGCAGTTCCACAAGAATGGCGGGTCAAGAAACCGTTATCCCCTTTCGGGGCGAATCGTATGCGCCGGATGCGGACAGAAGTTCAGAAGGAAAACCACCGCCACGGGCATCGTTTGGATCTGCTCCACTTACAGCTACCAAGGCAAGGATGCGTGTCCGGCAAAGGCAATCCCCGATGAAACCATCACCCAGGCTTGCAAAGAGGTGCTTGGGATTGATGAAGTCACTGCTGATGCCCTTGACAGCCGTTTAACGGCTATAAGAGCAGATAAGAATAACACCTTGGTGTTCTGCTTCAAAGACGGTGAAGAAATCGTTAAACGATGGTATGACCGTTCACGCTCTGAGAGTTGGACGGATGAGATGCGAGAAGCAGCAAGAAATCGAATAAAGGAGAGAGTGGTCAATGGCTAAAACAGTAACAGTTATACCCGCAACAATAAACCCATTAACAAAAATTCCCGTGATCGGCTTGCACAAACGCCGTACCGCCGGATACGCACGTGTATCAACCGACAAGGACGAACAGTTCACTTCTTACGAAGCCCAGGTTGACTACTACACCCAATACATCAAAAAGAACCCTGAATGGGAGTTCGTAAAGGTTTACACCGACGAGGGCATTTCGGGAACGAGTACCAAACGCCGTGAAGGCTTTAACGAGATGATTGAAGCTGCCCTGAACGGTGAGATTGACCTCATCGTAACAAAGTCCGTTAGCCGTTTCGCACGAAACACGGTTGACAGCTTGCTTACAATACGAAAGCTCAAAGAAAAAGGTGTCGAGGTCTTCTTTGAAAAGGAAAACATATGGACACTCGACTCCAAGGGTGAGCTTCTCCTCACCATTATGTCTTCCATCGCCCAGGAGGAAAGCAGATCCATTTCCGAGAATGTCACCTGGGGCAAACGCAAGAGTGCAGCGGACGGCAAGGTCAGCCTCGCATACAAGCATTTCCTTGGATACGACAAAGGCGAAAACGGAACGCTTGTCATCAACGAAGCACAAGCCGTATATGTGCGCCGTATTTACCGCGATTTTATGGCTGGAAAGACCGCTTGGACGATTGCCGATGAACTTACCGCCGAAGGTGTTCCAACGCCCGCCGGATGCAAAAAATGGCGTGTTACAACGGTTGAAAGCATCCTCACCAATGAGAAATACAAAGGCTCGGCTCTTCTCCAAAAGACCTTCACGGTTGATTACCTTTCCAAGAAGATAAAGGTCAACGAGGGTGAGGTCCCACAGTACTTTGTCGAGGAAAGCCACCCGGCTATCATTCCCCCTGAAGAGTGGGAGCGAGTTCAAAAGGAATTTGCAAGACGGCGTTCCCTCGGACGGAAATACAGCGGAAACGGCATATTCGCAACCCGTATCGTATGCGGTGATTGCGGTGCCTTCTTCGGTGCAAAGGTATGGAACTCCACAAGCGAAAAGTACCGCCGAATCATATGGCAATGCAACGACAAGTTCAAAGGCGAACACAAATGCGAAACCATCCACCTTTCCGAGGAGGACATCAAGCGTAGGTTTATCCTCGCCTTCAACATCCTCTTTGACGAGAAGGACGAGATAATCGCCAACTGTGAAATGGTTGCTCGGATGTTATCCGACACCGCCGACATTGATGAGAAAAAGGCAGCCTTGCTGCAAGAACTTGAGGTCATCGCAGAACTCATACAAAAGCTGATCCAAGAGAACGCCACCACAGCCCAAGACCAGAACGAATACCTCGCCCGTTATAACGGCTACGTGGAACGATATGAAAGCGCCGCCGAAAAGCTCAAAGCCCTGGAACAAGACATACTGGTTCGGCAAGCAAGAGCCGATGGATTTGCGGATTTCCTTCGCATTTTCAACGGGGTCGATAGCAAGCTCCTTGACTTCGATGAGAAACTTTGGGTGCTGACCATCGACAAGGTCAAGGTTATGACCGACGGCACACTCCACTTCATTTTCCAAAACGGTGCGGACATAGTTGCCTGAACCGCTACAACGCCAAAATGCTCCTGTGCATTTCCACGCAGGAGCATCGTTGGTTATTCTTCATCGTCGGTAACACCGTCAAATTCTTCATCGGTGTCATCGTCCTCTTCCACATCATCGCTGTCATCGTAATCGTCGATATCGTCAATGGTGAAGCTATCGTATGCATCATCGTCACCGAAGGTTTCACCCTCGGCAAACACCAATTCCTTGGCGTAGAGCTTGTTCATAGAAAGCCTATGTTCGATGCTCTTTTTCTTTCCGTTATACGCAATGATCATCGCCTCGCAGAAACCCATCGAGCCGGGACGGCGGTCTTTTGCGTTACGCACAAGTTGCTTGACCGAAAGAGCGCCCACCTTCTCTTTGAAGATATCCTCATCCAAGCGCCCACGGAATGTCACCACGAGCTTTGCGATAGCGTTCAGAATATTCGCCGAGAACGAGTTTGCATCGCCCTCCCAGGCACCGATGCAAAGGCGAAGTACACGGTTGAGTACATGATATCCGTATTTCGTATAGATGGCTTCCAAGGTGGAAACGGCGCAGATCGCACCCGGACCTTTCTTGCGTGAGATATGCAAGCCGTAGGATTCCACAAGACCCTTGATGGTCATTTGGTCATTGTTGCCCGCTTCCACGTTTGCGGTGAAAACCTCGTGGGGGTTCAGGCTCTTGACGAACTTCTGCTGATTGGCGAAGATGTCCGCTTCGTGTTCGTAGCAGAGGTCATCGTAAATCATACACCACACAGGCGTATCTCTTGAGCCGGACACCAAAGCGACAATCTCAATGGTGTGCTGACCGTTAAATACATAGTTGATGCCATTTCTCCGGCTGACTTTTACGGGGTTAATTTGGTAAAGGTCGAAATGCTCGGCTGCCCGAAGCACGTGCTGCTCGGAAAGGCTACGCTGATAATCCTGGTTGGATACGAGGTTCTTGATGGGGATTTTCTCAAAATATACGTTCGGCACAAAGTCCTTAAAGTCGTCCATTTATACCTCCTCTTCTGCTTTGAGGGCAAGTTCATACGCTGTATCGGCAAGTTCGGTCAACGCATCAACGAGCCTTTTCCTTGCCTCCTTTGATACAATGTCGAACTTTGTATGTTTCTCTGTACGCTTGATGGAGTTTATCCACGAAGGGATGGTCAAAGACAACTCCGTGATAGATGCGTCGGGGTCGAATGCGGGCATATCCTTTATGCTCGTTGCCGTCGTTCCGGGCGGTGCATACGCAGGTTCTGAACCCGTTGACGATGGCGGTGGGTTACCGTAAGAAAAATACGGCACTCTTGTCTTACTCACACGGTTGTTGATACGCTCAAGCTCCTCGGTCGGTAGCTTCACCATATCGAGAAGTGCTGCGTGAGAGAGCTTCATTCTGCCGGACAGTATCTTCGGCACAAGATCCGGCACCTTCGCACCGAGGGCTTCAAGCGCTCTTGTATATATAGCGTACTTCTCAACCGTACCGAAGGAAACATTATTCTCTTCAGCGATCTTGGCAGCGGTACGGTGTCCCGTGCGATAACCACGAGCGAACTTTCCGTTTTCATCACGCTCCACCTCGGATTCGACACCGCGAATTCTTATGGTGTAGTGGTTTTCCCCTTTTGGGAACTTGATGTGATTGACATATTTTTCGGTTTCATATTGCATTCCAATGAGGAACTTCCTCGCTTCGTCCGTGATGTTCTTACGCTTAAGCTGACGAGCGCATATCCAGGCGATGGCTTCCTCTTTGCAAATGAACTCCATTTCTTCAATTTCAAAGGGTATGCCGTACTTCTGGCAAATGGCATAGCGGTTATGTCCGTCAACGATATAACCGTTCCATACGAGTATCGGCTCTCTGCATCCTTCGCTTCTAAGGCTCTGCTCAAGGGCTAAATATTCTTGACGGCGTAAGGGACGTATAAGGTTCTTGAAGTCCTTTTCCGTCTTGAGGATAATTGGTTCGTTTCCGTTCATGGCATCCTCCTCAAGGCTCTATGCGAGTTATCGTCTTCAGCGAATACACCGCCATCTTTTCAGACGGCACGATAACTCCTGAAATGCGATACCCGCATTCGGTTTCAAGTCCTCCAACCACCTCGCAGAGCTTTGTGACAAATGGTCGGCTGTAGATTTCGTATGAATTATCCGAGTTCATCAAAGATTGCTTGATGCGGT